AGAATTGGGCCTTAAGATGCTGGCATCACTCTCAGGGTTATACGAAGAATTGCTTCATAACTCTAACTTTCAACGACGAACACAATCCGAAAACTCTCACAGTAAGGCATTTTCAACTTTTTATGAAAAGGTTAAGAAAGAAATTCGTTCCATTAAATCCCTACTCAAAAAAAACTCAAAAGGAACAATATGAAAAATTTAAAAAAGAACATTCAATCAGTTTCTTTCACTGCGGCGAATATGGCTCCGTCTGTGCTAACTGTGGACTTAGCGAAAAGCTCTGCTTTCGCCAAAGAATTATTACAAACTGCCCCGGTTACAAAAAAGACATTGGCAGACCTCACCACCATGCGTGCATATTTAATTTCGACTTCCCTGATAAAGAATTATGGAAAGTCAAGCAAGGTAACCGACTTTATAGATCTAGAATTCTTGAAGACCTATGGTCAGATCCAAAGACCAAAAGAAGCATGGGCTTTTGCACAGTTGGAGAAGTTACTTTCGAATCGGCAGCTTACGTCGCTCGTTACATACTCAAAAAATTCACTAACAAAGACGAGGCAAAAGTTTATGAACATTATAAAGGAAAGCATCCCGAGTTCGTTACAATGTCCCGCAATCCTGGTATTGGAAAAGACTTCTATACAAAATTCAAATCTGATATTTATCCAGATGATTTTGTATTAACAAACAAAAACAGAAAAATGAAACCTCCTCGATATTACGATAATTTATTCGAACTCGAGGACCCTAAAACATTAAAAAAACTTAAAGCTCAGAGAATTGCAAAGTATCTTGAGCAAAATCTAACGGAAGATCAAATCCGAGCAAAGGAGGAAATACTCGACCGTAAACTAAAAAAATTAATAAGGGAGTATGAAAATGATTAATTTCAAGTTGATTAACAAATTTTATGAAAGAGAAAAAAAGCTTACTGGAGTCTTTGAAGAAAGCAGGAAGGAATTAAGGCCAAATGAAATCGCAATTTTAGATGCGATGATTAAAGACTATAAACAAGAAAAATATCCAGAAAAAAGATATTCATCTCTTCTTTCTGAATTTACTGGTTTAAAATAACAATTTTAATTAGGAGATAAAAAAATGAAACAAGAAATATTTGCAATTTATGATTCAAAGGCAGCTCAATACTGGAAACCAATGTTCTTTGACACAAAAGGCATTGCTATTCGTTCTTTTATGGATTCATTGAAAGACACATCAAATTTAATTACACAACATCCCGAAGATTTTACACTCTTCCATCTTGGTACCTTCGATACCACTACGGCAAAATTCGATCAATTGTCAACCCCTAATTCAGCAGGCTTGGCTACCGAATTTGTCTCTACCACTACACAACTGTCCCCAGTTAAACCGACGGCATTGCCGGAGGTAGAGAGAGCGTAGCGAACGTAACTCTTGGGTCCCGGGTGCAGTCCCGGTATAAAATAGTACGAGTTACTCGTACAGACCCAAAAAACACTTGCACTGACATTACAAAAATGTATAATCCCTAAAAAGGGGTACAAAAATGTCAGAAAAAACACAATCAAAATCAAAAAGACCGTTCCAAACTCACTTTACCGGTCATTCATTAACAAAAAAACAATTCGGCCAATACGTTGGCGCAAAAAATATAATCAAAAATAATGGCTATCAGCAACACATAACAAGTATAAATGTTAACTCAGATCATCCCGTCGTAGAATGGGATGACTCAAATACACTTCACAATAGGCTAAACATAGCCAAATCACTCGATAGGCGATTCAATGAATTGCCTCGAGAAGCTCGTAAGCATTACGAAACACCACAAAAATTAATAACAGCTCTCCAAGATCCCAAAAATTGGGAAGAAGCTGTAAAACTGGGAGTATTACCAGAATCTATGCTTAACAAACCAATCCCAGAAAAAATTCAAAAGGTAGAAATTGTAGAAAAAAAACAGCCTGAACCTGAAAAAAAGGATCAGGCCGCCGCATAACTACTTGATGTGAATAGGCGGACTGACACCAAACAGGTTGTCAGTCTAAAAAAAAACAAAAAAAAGGGAGAAAAAATGAACTTAATGGATAAAAGATTACCTTCAAACATGGAGCATGACTTTTCGAACGTCCCTAAAATAAAAAGTGGCGTAGGACGCACATCATTTAAATCAAAAAAAACACACAAAACCACATTTAACCCCGATTTCCTCGTCCCGATTTATATAGGCGAAGCACTTCCAGGGGATACATGGGTTTTTGACCTCGGTTTGCTCGCACGTTTCTCAAGCCCTCTCAGAACAACTGTTATGGATAACGCATACATAGATATATTCTGTTTCGCCGAACCTCTAAGAATACTTCAAACAAATTTCCCTAAAATATTTGGATCAGAAGTAGACCCCGGCGATTCAAACGCAATTCAAACTCCAGTTATCCCATCAGGTGCAGGTTGGACAGCATTAGCTCTTGAAGATTATTTCTCACTACCAATCGGAGTTCCAAATTTAAACGTCGTATCTTACTGGCACAGAATGTATAACGACGTTTGGAATAATTTCTTCAGAGATCAAAACCTTCAAGACTCAGTAGTGGTCGATCGTGACGACGGACCAGACACAGCCGCAGATTATGTATTATTAAAACGCGGCAAACGCCATGATTACTTCAGTTCAGCTTTACCATGGCCCCAAAAATCAGATTCTTCAGTTTTGGTTCCGTTAGGAGATCGAGCAAGAGTTGCTGTCGACTCTATCGCAAATGCACCATTCGGTATTTATGCAACTGCAGATGCCGGTTATCGAAATATGGCTCAAACCGGAGGCGAATTAAACTGGGAATCAGCAAGAACCGAAACGGCAGCTAATTCAATGTATGCAGATTTAACAAACGCATCAGCTGCAACAATTAACCAACTAAGAGAAGCATTCGTTGCACAACAAATGTACGAAATCGATGCCCGCTCCGGTACCCGTTTCCCTGAATTTATCGAAGCTCACTGGGGTGTCACAAACCCAGACTCTCGCATGCAACGTCCTGAATATCTCGGCGGCTCATCTCATCCAATCAATGTTACACCAGTCGCATCTACTGCAGAATCTGGAACAATCAAACAAGGTAACCTTGCATCAGTCGCTTTCACATCAGGTCGAACCGGATTTACTAAATCATTTACGGAACACTGCGCGATCATGGTCCTCGCAAACGTAAGAGCCGATATCACTTATCAGAACAACTATATTCATCGCATGTTCTCACGCAGAGACCGACTTGATTTCTACCATCCCGTTCTCGACAAAATCGGAGAACAAGGCGTTCTAACAGAAGAAATCTGGGCAATTAACGGATCAACTGATACCGACGCGGACGGCATTACAGATAATAAAGAAATCTGGGGCTATCAAGAAGCATGGGCCGAATATAGATATGAGCAAAATGTCATTACTGGCCAATTTAGGTCAGACCACGCGACTCCCCTTGATACGTGGCACTGGGCCGAAGATTTCGCGTCTGCGCCGGCTTTAAACGCATCATTCATAGTCTCTAATTCAGCTGCACCGATCGCACGTTCACAGGCCGTTACTACTTACCCAACGATTATTTTCGATTCAATCGCTAATATTAATAAAGTACGTATTATGTCAGCTTATTCTGTGCCCGGATTAGATAAACTCTAGAATGGCTTATCAATTTAATACTTGGTTACCCGCTGCACTCGGCCTTGGTGGAGCTGTTTTAAATTGGATGGGTCAAAATTCAGCTAATGAAGCTAATAAACAAATGGCTGGTGATCAAATGGCATTTCAGGAGCGCATGTCGTCAACTGCTCATCAAAGAGAAGTCAAAGATTATGAAGCCGCCGGAATAAACCCTATATTAACAGCAGGGGGTGGCGGCTCATCTTCACCTTCTGGCGCAATGATTCCTATGCAAAATGCAGTTGATACAGATAGCGCAGTAAATGCAGCACGTGCCGTTATGGAAAACGAAGTCAAAGATGCACAAGTAGAAAATATTCAAGCTCAAACTAATAATACAAAAGCAAATACTGATTTGACAAAACTTGAGACAGTAATGTACCTCCCTAAAATGGGCTTGTCTGTCGCCAAAGATTTATTTGGCGGACTCACAAGAAAAGGCGGAATGCTTTATAAAAACGGTAAGCCAATGGGTAAAACATACGGCAAAACTACAAATGGAATCCCAATCAAAAATCTTCCAAAAGAATCAACTCGATTCAATAATAAAAAACCAGATAGTTTTTATAAATTAAATAAACCGAGCCATCGATGAGAATATTAATTATAATAATAATGTTAATATTCGGAAGTATAGAAATAGGAGTAAAAAATGGTATTCAATCAACCAATAGAAGCAATCATCGGTATCAAAGTCCTCTTTATCGATATCTTAATAAAAACTATTATCCCACTCAGTATTGGCCTCGGACTTCTTCTGGTCTGGACATTCAAAACGTGGCTACAAAATAAAAAGTGAAAAAATCTACTGAGGACTTGATTGTAGAAATATTCGGCTGTACACTAACTGAGGTAGCCGAATTACCAGTCAGGAAGGTGAACGATGAAACGTCAGCAAATGAAAAACCGATCGAAAGATGGCCGGACTTTCTCGAAGACGGCACAGCACGTCAACAAACGCAATTACACCTCACCTGGACTTAAAAGAGGCGGACAAAGAATGTAAGATACCCCCCGTGGGGTTAGGAGTTATGGCCTAACCCCGCACCATAATACAGGAGGAAAAATGACATGTTACAAACCAATCAAGGGCTACCGCTCAAAAGAACTTTCCAAAAACGGAAAATTTTACTTCACCCTGAAACCCTCAGAGGCATTCTACGATTTACATATGGAGGTACCTTGTGGCCGATGTATCGGCTGCAGAATAGCCCGCAGCCAGAATTGGGCCTTAAGATGCTGGCATCACTCTCAGGGTTATACGAAGAATTGTTTCATAACTCTAACTTTCAACGACGAACACAATCCGAAAACTCTCACAGTAAGGCATTTTCAACTTTT